CTTTGGTCGGTGGAAGGTAGAAAAACCCACCATCGGTCACATGCCAAAACTTCAAAACTTCTTGATTGAAAAGAAGATTCCACGGTTGGTAGAAATGGTGGATGAATTCTTAGATAACGATAAACCTATCCTTATCTTCAGTAATTATATTGCCCCACTCAAGTTCTTGGCTGAACAATATGGAGACAAGGCGGCACTCTTAACGGGTGAAATGAATAGTAAGGAACGTCAAGTCACAATTGACCGATTGACCAAGGGTGAAGCAAAAGTAGGATTATTCAGTCTGATGGCAGCAGGTATGGGTATCGACGGACTCCAACATCAGATAGATACCGTGGTATTTCTGAATTGCGATTGGGTACCCGCAAACCACGAACAAGCAGAGGACCGTACCCACCGTATCGGTCAAAAAGGACAAGTCCAAGTCTATTATATGTTGTGTGCCGATACGATTGACGAATATATGCGGGATATCCTCAAAGAGAAGCAGCAGGTGGCAGACTTGGTGGTGGATGGGGCATTGGTCACCCCTGAACGGTCAAAGTCCTACTTTAAGGAATTTGTCAGTAAAATAAACCAGGTTTATAAGCAGGATATTTCTACCAAAAACATAGACGATTGATATTTATATAGGTGTTAAAACCAAATAGTTTAAGGAGTTATTATGGCAGAATACAATTTCCCGACAGAAACGATAGACCTCCCAAGTGGTGGGAAGTTCTATCCAGAGGGGAGTCCGTTACGGAATGGAAAAGTCGATGTTAAGTATATGACCGCTAAGGAAGAAGATATCTTGACCTCAACCAATTTGATTCAAAAGGGTGTGGTAATTGACAAGTTGATGGAAAGCTTGATTGTTACGCCTGGTGTCAAACCCGATGATTTATTGATTGGAGATTTAAATGCAGTAATGGTTGCCGCTCGTATTTTGGCATATGGAAAGGATTATCCAATTCAGTTAGTATGTGGTACATGTGTAACCAAGATTGACCATACAGTTGACCTATCAAAGCTAGAAACTATCACACCAGAAAATGGTGAGTATCAAGTAACTTTACCTACGGGTGTTATAATTACATTTAAGCTATTGACCCGTGGTGATGAAAAAGATATTCAAGCAGAAGTTGAAGGAATGAAAAAGTTCAATAAGTCGATTGAAAGTGATTCTACTACCCGATTAAAGTATATGATTACATCGGTGAATGGAAACAATGACCGTAAGACTGTTCGGGAATTTGTAGATGCAATGATTATTCGTGATGTCCGCGCATTCCGTGAACACTATAAGAAGGTTTCACCAGATGTTAATTTTGATTTAGATATACAATGTCCTAATTGTGAAAGTACAATTAAAGCGAGGATGCCCTTTGGGGCAAACTTTTTTTGGCCTGACCTCGGAACATAAAGTCGAAATTCATAAAACTTTGTTTACAATGGCATATTATAGTAATGGAGCGTTTAATTTTGAACAAGTATATAATATGCCGGTCTATTTACGAACCTTCCATATGAAACAACTGGAAGATGCAAAAACCAAAGAAGCAGAGGCAGTAAAGGCAGCACAAAAAAGTAATAGACCTCAAAAGAGATAGTGTATGGATGAAGAACTAAATAACCTTATACAACAGTTTAAATCTTCAACTCTTGCGTTAAATGAAGCCGCGCAAGCACAGGCTGGTATTTATAAGGAATTGAACGAGAACCTTAAAGAAAATAATGATTTAAGTAAAAAGAAAACAAATTCTGACAAGGATTTGGATGTATCGACTAAAAAAGTAACTGAAAGTTTTAAGAAACTTGGAGTTGAACTATTAAAAATAGGTGACGCTGGAATAAAATTTGCATCGGCGGTGGGTACTAGTGCTACCCGCGGTGTTGAATTAGAATTACGAAACAGAGCAGCTATAGTCAGTCAAATATTGAAGTTGGATGCAGACAGAGCAGTATCTATCGCACAACAACAAGCAGCACAGCAAGCACTCACCGATACATTTATTAGTACCAGAGAAGGATTTGAACTCAGTGCAAAAGGAACCCAAGCATTTGCATCAAATCTTAAGGGTGGATTTAAATCAGAATTCCAACTTACCAACGAATCTCTTCGTGCGTTAGTCACCACCGGAATGGCAACGGAAGCACAATTTGAAAACTTCCGTAGAGCAAGTGGTCGAGCAAGTCTATCTTCCGGCCAATTTGCCAATATTGTTAACAAGAATTCGCTATCATTCTTATTATATGGACCAAGATTTGCAAAGGCAGCTACCGACGCAGAACGCTTAGGAATTAGTTTAGCAGGAGTTCAAGCTGCACAAGAAGGACTAGTCACCAATCTTGATGGTACGATTGATACCGTAGCCCAACTTAATCAACTTGGAGCTCAACTCGACTTCGGTGAATTAATACGAGTAGCAGAAACAGAAGGACCACAAGCATTATTAGCATATGCTCGGTCAACTATCCCAGCAAATCTTTTACAAAGTGCTAGTACCCGTGCGCTATTCAAACAATTAGGCATTTCTGCAGAAGATTTCCTCAAAGCAGGTGGTCAACAAAAGAGTGCAGCAGAATCGATTGAAGAACAAATGACTCAAGCCGCGGATAGTACAAAAGTATTCGGTACCGAATTATTAACTACTGGTAGTAGAATAAAAGAATTACTAGTGGGTTCATTTGGAGCTGTAGCCGTAGCCGGATTTGCGGCCGCTGCGGCGCTTGCATCAGTTGCATTAGCAAAAATTGGACCTGCTCTCGCATCATTGGGATTAGGATTTAGTAGTTTATCTGTGTTGTTACTACCATTAGTAGGAGCTATAGCCGGTATAATAGGATTGTTTTCATCACGGTCGCTTGTAGCTCAAGGTGAAGAAGGAAAAGGATTATTTCGTGGTGCATTAAGTGGTGCTGCACTTGGAGCTAGCATTGGGTCATTTGGTGGTGTACCTGGAGCAGCAATTGGCGCTTTACTTGGAGCTGGGGCAGGTCTGGTTGTAGCAGGAACAGCAATACCAACAAACGATATGTTCTCAGCCGGATACGGTAGTCGTATGTTAGTAACCCCAAATGGTGCGTTCGCACTGAATAATGCAGATGATATAATCGCCGGTACAAATCTATTCCCCAAGGGAGCATTACAAATGGGGTCAGATAGTTCTGAATTGGTTCGTAAGGTAGATAATTTGATTACCGCTTTGTCGAACGCATCTACCACCATTAATGTCGGTGGTAGTACGCAAACGGTTCCTCGTATGCAATTGGTTGGTGTGTACTCTCGTAACGAAGTGAGATAATCTATGGCAACCTTAGCAGACCTATTCAACGAAAAATCTCAAGACATCTACAAAAGATTTTCTGCGAAAAAAGAACCATCAGACCAACCATATATCAGTATCCGCCCAGATACCGATGATGCACGCAGTCGTATCAAAGATGACAATCGGTCTTTACCATTTGTATCAAAAGCGCGTGATACACAACGGGTCAGTAAATTTTTACGGTCATCAGATGGTGTTTTGTTTTTAGCTAAGCAAGCACTATTACAAACTGGGAATACTTTTGAAAATACAAAAGTTATTAATCCAGCAGAATTTTTATTAAACGCAACTCCGTTCTTACATATTCGTAGACATTTGGGAGTACTGGACAGAACATCTGGTTTATTACAAATAGGAACTGTAACTTCTATATCTAGTAAATTTACGATAGCAGGTACTATTAATGAAGGGATAAGAACTCGTGGATTGGGAAGAACTGTCCGTTCACTAGCAGCTACATATCTCTCTAATCAAGTAGGGGCACTTACCGCTCAACTTAAATCAACAATTGATGTAAGTCAAATAAATACACAAGGTGATACCAGTCGTCCTGAATTTTCTGTGTTTAAGAAAGATGGTATTTATCAGGGACCAGTGTTGTTTCCACCACAACCAATCTCACAACGCAGCTTACCACGACTTAATGCCACAGCAACATTTAAAGCACTTACAAAAACTGCAGCAAAAATTGCACTTCGTAATGCTGCAGTAAAAACTATACAAAAAATTTCATTTGGGAAATTATTAAAAAATACAAAATCATTACCATTAATTCAAGAAATTCAAGAACAAACAAAGCAGTTTTCATTTGCAGAAGAAGCTCTAGCATTTAAACAAAAGTTTTTCGAAAAGAATAATAGCGCAGCGAGAACATTTAACTTTTCAGACAGAGATACAAACGGAACTAAATCATCTAATAATTTACCACAAACAAATGCATCAATCAGATTAAATAATAAGTTTTTATCAGAACGATTATTGGCTGACACTTTTGTAGATACAGACCCAACCAGAGTAGCCATAAGTAAGGGTGATACTCAACTCCAAGATCCGTACAATGTTTTAAAACAAGGCCCAAATGGCGTGCAACTCGGAGCAGTATACGGAACTAGTGATGTAAATAAATTAAATTATTATGGTATTATAGGTGAACAAGAGCAAACGGATATTGTAAGATTCACTTTTTCCAATTTAAATGGTGAAACCGTACAATTTCGTGCATTAATATCTAGCATCAAAGAATCTGTCAAACCAGAATTTACTGAACAACGATATGTAGGAAGAACGGAAAGATTTGTCGTTTATGGTGGAGCAAAGCGTTCCGTATCATTAAATTTTAATGTGGTTGCATTTTCTCCAGAAGAACAATATGGCATGTGGCAGCGTGTAAATTACTTATCGGGGTTAGCATTTCCACAAGATGTAAAAAACGGATTTATGGTTCCACCGTTATTTAAAATCACTGTAGGTGGTTTATACGATGCTCAACCGTGCTACCTAGAAAATTTAGATTACGACTTTTTAGATGAAGCAATTACATTTGATGTTGATAGACAAGTACCACATTCAGTCGTAGTCAACATGCAATTAAGTATTCTTGAGAAGAGAAGTAAGTTCTATGATAGTCCATTCTACAAGATAGCAGAAGATATGGTAAAAGAGCAGGTTGCCCTTAGAAATCCAGGAAGATAATTATGGACCGTTATACTACACAATTAGAAACAGACACTACAAAAAAGATTCCATACTACAAGACGGTGTTACCAACATCAATCCCGTCAGAAGATATCCCATTCTACTATGTGGTACAAGATGGAGATAGACTGGATACTTTATCCTATAAGTTTTATAATACCACAGAAAATTGGTGGATGTTGGCAAAGGCTAATAACTTAGCAAACGGTAGTATGGCAGTACCTATTGGTACCAGACTTTTTATTCCAAATATATAATATGGCAGATTTACCATTTAAGTTTTTATGTTTACCAGCCGCTATACCCATACCAGCGGTCATTACCAGTCCGTTTGGTGAGAGAAAACACCCTAAAGTTCCTGGTAACCCCAGAATAGAACACAGAGGATTAGATATCAGAGCTAAAGCAGGAACTGCTGCGTTAGCTGTATTTGATGGCGAAGTTATCTCAGCTGGATTATTAAGTGCTAACTACAATACAGGATGTGGAGAAGGTATCGTTATCGGGCATTTTGACGGTAACCAAATAACACATACGACAAAATATTGCCATTTTGAACGAGGGTCTACGGCTGGGTTGGTGAGAGGAACACGCATACGAGCTGGTCAAAAAATAGGAACCGTAGGTAACACCGGCGGAAGCACCGCCCCCCATTTGCACTTTGAATTAAGAAGAGTTCGGGGTAACCCAGACAGAAATCCTGATGGGTCCTGGAGATTTTTTAGCGATGTTCCTATTGACCCAACACCATATATTAGAGCATTTGAACAAGCTCCAACCGATTATGCAAATAAAGCTAATGCCCAAGCATCACAGCGTCTAGCCGCGTCCGTGGGTATATCACCTCTTATTGAATCATTAGAGTCATTTCATCCGAAAATTCAATATGAATTAACTAGACGACGAATAGCAGCAGAAACAGCTAATGTCTATACTCCATTTGTAAAACTAACATCTTTATCCAAAGTATTAAAGAGTAATTTGGAAACAGAAACCGTCGCATATTGTCCTTCGCTTGGATTGCATGGACAACCCTCGGTATCATTTGACGATATTTATTCTACTCGAAGTGATAAAAGTATTATAGGTTACGCTATTAATAAAGATGGTACTCAGGAAATTCCCGTTATTGTTGCAGATGCATCCAAGGACGCAAAAAATATTCCTGTACCCGGTATAGCCAGTGTTGAGGTGGAACGCAGTACTGCGGGCCCAATGGGAGTCCGCGGCGGATTGACAAAAGCAGACTTAAAAATAGTAGCCTATTCTGTTGGTCAGGTAGATGCGTTACTTAGATATTTTCTACGACCTGCTACAAGAGTAGTTCTTGAGCTTGGCAGAATGTCGTCAAATCAAACACATCCAAATGAAAGATTTACTCCGTTTGATTGGAAGCGTGCAGTAGGCGGTAAGCTGGAAATAGGAAATACACCAGTGGATGTTAAAACTTACTTCAGTACCTTAATTAAAGACAGAAGTGAACAAGAGAAATTTATCAAGCAGTATGTTTATGACAATTACGGTAATTATGAATTGTTTATTGCGTATGTAGTAAAGTTTAATTTAAAATATAATAAAAATAATACATACGAAATAAGTCTTACGATGCATTCGGTGCAACAAGTTGAAGTACCTACAAAGCATACGGGTGTTCAATCCACATGCCCAAGCCCAACATCTGCTTGTAAGGCGATGGACATCCTTGAATATTTTAACGATGCCTATTCTTGGAAAACTAATTCTTTTGCAAAATTAATGTCATATTACCAACAAGAAAATTTAGTTGGAGATGATTATTACTGGAGCAATCAAGCTATTCCTATAAAAAATGAAAAATCCGAACCAGACGCTACTAGTGGACCAAGTACTCAAGCGGGAACTAGAGAAAATGAATATTTTGTTTCCTGGAGATTTTTTGTAGAGAAGATATTAAATGATAAAAGATATGGCATTGCTGCGATGTTAGGCAACGATGAGTTAGCAAATCTAACACTATTACGACCAACCGATGAATTGAATGAGTCAGACGATACAGGACTTATAGCTAATCAAGTAGGGTATCATCCAAATCTTCGGTCTGTTAATCCTGAAGTAATGATAATCTGGAATCCAGCGGCACAAACAAGTTTTTCCAGAACTACTGATAATGCAAGATTTACAAGTATTATTCGTTTAGCAGGACAAGAGGATGAAACTATTAGACAAGCGTTAGAAAAAAATGACTTATTAATGAAGATTACTAGGGCTTCTGAACCATTTTCTCCAAAGAAAGGTGAAGAGACAAAAGCTAGTTCATCTTCTTTAACCAAAGGAATATGGTTAAATACAAAAGCAATTAAACAAGCGTTCACCTCTACTGATACTATTAGTGCGGCTATCAGCATGTTGTTGAATATGATGAATTCTGCAACAGAAGGGTATTGGAATCTTCAATTATATAGTACTGATGTTAAGAACCCAGGAATGCATATAATTGATATGGGGTTGTCAAAAGAACCAAAGATATTAACAGAATCTACAACCACTAACGGAGTAGATGAAGAAAACTTCACAAGTATATTAGATAGCACAACTGGTGTGAATCTCCGTAGATATCACGGGGAAACAGAGGATAAGCCTAACTTTATTTATATGTTCAATAGAGGAACCAAGCGCTTCGGTGATGGAGAGCTGGGTAGTGATTTGCTTGATTTAAATGTAGAATTTAATTTACCTCAAGTTATCGCGGTGCAAGCAATCGCAAACATTGGCGGTCCTGCACAAAAGAGTACATTAGAATCAATTAATATACCGGAACTTCAAGAAATTACACTTCTTAAAGATTTATACAAGCCATGTAATGATACTAACATTTGCGTTGATGAACAAGAATGTGAAAGTGACGAAATACAAGAATTTACTCGTGCTGTAGAAATAGCTAGACAAACAGAGGCCGATGTTATAGCCCAAGAACGCAGAGCTCCCAGAGCTACGGATGCTCAGATATTCGCTAGTGAGGCGAGATTATCTGCAGCAAGTAGAAATCGGCAAGCAACTGAAGACAGATTAGCAGAGGTAGAAATAAAATTATTCAATCCTAATTTAGTTGGAACAATACGTGAATATGCTGATTTAGGAACTGCTGTTAGATTGATAGAAATTAATCCATCACGGATGATGAAGCAACTGAACATAGATTCTACTAACGCGGAACGTCAGAAACGACCTCCTACAGCACATGCATTTAACAGTTCAAACCTTACTAAAACGGTTGTAGATGTAACCTTACCGGGTATAGGTGGTATTAATTTATTCCAATCTTTCTTGGTTGACCGTGTTCCGTCTATAATAGACAGAGGATTTTATGTAGTCACAAAAATTGGACACGAATTTAATCCACAAAATGGATGGATTACCAAAATCCAAGGTAGATTCAGATATAGACCAAAGAAAGTGTCCTCAACCGACGATAAGCTATGTTAACACCATATACCAATCGACCGAAGGTCACACAAACCGACATACTGAATGGGTATGTCACGCGGTATTTTGTGCGTAATGTTTCAACGAAGTTAATTACCGAAGTTGATAAAAAACAATATGAAACATTTAAACTTAATGCATTATACGAAACAGTAAACTTTCCTTGGATAATTACGGGATTCGCAAATAATATAATATCTACGGATGGTCAAATTATTTACGGGGCAAAACATAAAAACGCTGTAACCATCTGTTTTTATGAAAGACGGATGCCTGGATTAACTAGACTATTTGGTGGATTATCATGTCCTCCAGTAGACATAAATCCTAAGTTATTAGAGTACTTCCAAGGTACTATGAACAAAGAACCAGTTACACCTATCAACAAACCAAAGTATACTGTTAGTTTTGGATTTGGATTCGGTAGAACCTTTGGTAATGAAATTGTCCCACCTACCTCAGGTGTCACAGGCGGTTCGGGTACATCAGGCTCATCAGGTAGTTCAGGTACATCAGGCTCATCAGGAACATCAGGTAGTTCAGGTACATCAGGCTCAACAGGCGCATGTTACACAGGTTCAAGAATTGCGGCCGACTATTGGTGGGTTGCATGTTCTGGCTCAACTACAACATTGTCATCCTCTTATTGGACTGCATCAAACGGTGGTATTAATTTAGGCGTAAGTGCTACCGCAGCCGATAGTATCATGGGTCTAGTACTAGATGGTAATAATGGTCGCGGACTTGGATGGTCTGGATTTACCCAAGATGTAGACATCAAACACATATTTATTCGTTTCAATTCCTATGATATGAATAATGCTGGAGCCGTATTGGGTGGGAGTCAAAATGTAGTTCACGAAATAGCATATCGAAATGATGTATTTTATGAACCGAGATTATATTTTATAGAAGGTGGTATAACAGCATCAAGCTCTCCAAATCTAACGGGAGATGAAAATAATTACACATATTCAATGTTTACTGAAATCACCCAACCAGAAACCTCCATGTGGTTAGATTTTAGCAACACGACAAGTCAATCATCTACAAGTAGTCTCACGATAGGAACTGGTACTAAAACATTAATAGTTGCAACAGGATCAAATTATAATATTGGACAACATATCGTTCTTACTACGCCAAGTGGAAGTATGACGGGTACGGTAACGAGCTACGACACAGGATCAGGTCAACTTACAATAAATGTGACCTCTGCAAGTGGTTCTGGTACATATACAGAGTGGAATAGTGAATCACCTGCATTTGCATACTACAATAATCAAGAAACAACTCCTAAGGTAACTACAATTTATGGGAATAGTAATTATCAATCGCGTTTTAGATACAAAAGCGGTTCTTTCTTCTATGTTGGTCAGCGTCTCGGAGGCGCGGGTAGCCGTTTTGCTAAATTAAATATTAAAGAAGTAGCACTTTTTACAAGGTCATTAAGTTATGAAGAAGGATTAGAATTCCGTAATCAAATGATGCAACAATGGCCGGTAAATACTACACTAGTATATGATAATGTAAGTCCAGGTGTAATATTAACCAGAGACTTTACATCGCAAGGTTTATTTAACACCGCATCGCAATCTTCATTTAGTACTGCTTCGTCTATCAATGTAGGTTGGAATTCTGCATATACGGCATATACCGTGTTGACTGACCCAATCGATACAGGACTTACATTAACAAATACCGGCGGGACCACAAATGGAATATTAAATTCTGGTTCAGAGGCTTCGTTTAATTACTACTATTCTCCTATGGGTACTTTGTGGAATGTACCAAGCTCTGCTTCTTGGTTGGATGCACCGTTACTAAATAGAAAATATGATAGTGTTGGCCCAGGATTAACTTTAACCAGAGGAGTCGGAGGAGCACTCTTTAATTCTGAGGTAGAGTATCAATGGGATTGGGATAACTATGCCTACCCCACGGGTACAGAATGGAATTCAGAATATACCGATACTGTGTATGGGTGGGGTGATTTGACCGATGTAACAACAAGAACATATGCAACTTTCTACGAAGCGTTAAATTATGCAGTAGGAAGTAATGCGGTAGCAACAGAATTAGTTATGCACGATACTATTAATGACAAATACTACAAATTTGATATTACACAATGGGGCAATTATAATGTAGGTTCTACTTACGCGTATACTCGTCAAGAAATAGACGCAGGCACAGGTAACTTGATTGGTTCTCCTGTAACGATAACAAGAACGAGTGCTGATGTGGACAACAACGGATGGTCTAATTTAACAACGGTAGATACGCGCGGATATTATTCATTCCAACCCTTATTATCCCAGTATCCAAATGAAATTGTTGGTGCACAAATTGTAATGTGGGATACCATAAATGATAAGTACTATAAGTTTGATTTTACTAAATGGGAGCCCCGTTCGCCAAATGTTGATTACGCATATACACGACAGGAAATAAACCCAACTACTGGAACATTGATTGGTTCTCCTGTAACCTTCACAACAGAATCACCTCTTGGTGGTTGGGAAGATTTAAGTAATGTCACATCCAGACCATATAGTACATTCTATGCAGCGGTAGGTAACAATCCAGACGCAAATACCTTGGATACAGAGTTGGTTATGAAAGACGAAACTACTAACAAATACTATAAAGTTGATGTTACCTATTGGGGACCAACTATTGGGGCAGCACCATACTCATATACGCGATGGGAAATTAATTCTGGATCTGGCGCGACTGGTTCTGCGGTAGTATCGGAAAGATTGTATACTCCATAAGACTTGACAAACACAATCCAATATACTATATTTAATTTATAATATATTATTGAGGAACAAATGGTTATTACGAATCCAGACGATATTACAAAACTCACCAACCGCTTACTGGAAGAGACTGCCTATGTCTATCCCGTGGCGGTTGATGCGTTTCTACATCCCGTTCAGAATAAGTTGTCCTCACTCCATTTTCGGTTTGAGGATGGGACGTTCTACACGGTATCGGTGAATCATCCAGACGCTCCCAACTTTGATATTGATTTGAGTAAGGCATATAAGTTGGTCACCCTCAATCAAAAAGAACTACGACATCTGACCAATGCGGTCAACATAATTGATTTGGCAACGATGTTACATCTTAACAACGAGGTCATTCCAATCTATCGTGAATTTTATACGATGGGTATTCATCAGATTAAGAATCAATTCAAGTTCAAGAATCTTCACTATAGTATCCCGTTGACTTCGTGGGTGGAAACCGCAGAAGCATTTCTTCAACACTGCGAACATCTACATAAGCGATATGAATCTATGGAATTTGAGCAGTCGTTCCAGTTCATCAACCAAGTGACTATCCCGACGCTGACGACCATTGAACAATCGGGTATACAAACCACCGATGGATTGGTCTATTCTGATTATAATATCTATACCTCTACGGGCCGTCCAAGTAATGCCTTCGGTGGTATCAACTTTGCCGCTCTGAACAAGAATGATGGAAGCCGTGAGAAGTTCATCAGTCGGTTTGGTGAGAACGGAACCCTTGTCCAGTTTGACTACGAAGCATTCCACTTACGGTTGGCTGGAAAGTTGATGGACTACCAACTCCCATCTACTTCACTCCATACCTATCTCGCTCAGCAGTATTATGGAAACTATACGATAACAAAAGAGCAGTATGAGGAATCCAAAGCTAGAACTTTCGCCTTGATGTATGGTCAGTCCGACGATACTGGTGGTGTAGAGTTCTTCCAAAAGATTAAGGAGTATTCGTCTAAACTATGGGATGAGTACCGTCAGAATGGATTTGTATTGTCAGGAACGGGTCGCAAAGTGACACTTACAGACCCATCCAAGAACAAAGTGTTCAATTATATGATGCAGTTGACCGAAACCGAAGAAGCCATTCAGCGGGTCAACAAGGTCTGCCAATTCCTCAGTCGGGTGATTCTGTATACCTATGACGCAATTCTATTGGATATTCCGAATGATGAACTACATCTAATGGACAAAGTGGCTGAGATATTGAGTGAAGGTGGATTCCCCGTTCGGCAATATCGTGGTCACAATTATAATGAATTAAATCTATACAAAATATAGTGTTATTGAAGTAAATTTGATACTTATAAGAAGTTGGTTAACAGTCTTACGAGTATCATATGAACGAAACTCAATTGTTATGCACCTTTATAGCAGCTGATAAATTGGACGAAAGTGTAAACTTAGTGAAGAATTCCTATACATTAGCGTTCAACAACATATATGTGTTAGAAAATGTGGATGACCCAAATCAATTAATTTTGACCTACAATATTGTTGCGGGCTCACTAAAAGAACAATATTCTCCACCAGCTTCGACTATATCCGTACATAGAAAAAAGCAAACAAATACAATATACACCATTAATGCATTAAACGCATTAATTGCCAGTAAGAACGGCGGCAAGATAGATAAGTCCTATAAGATTGATTGGGACGAATTAAAGAATTCTATCTTGGTTACCGCGCACGGTCAATTAAAAATAGTTAAAACCAAAATAAAAGAAATATTAAACTTCTAATCAAGTAGGACTTGACAAACTAAACGCAGGGTAGTATACTTCTTCCTACTTGGGTATACTACAACATAAACACCCATTAAACACTTTTAAACGAGGTAAACAGTATGGCGCTAGACATCAATGCATTAAAGAGTAAGCTTAACAGTTTCAAGCGGACAGGCGGTGGGGACCGCGATACCGCTATCTGGAAGCCGAAGGAAGGAAAGACAGTCATCCGTATCGTCCCGTGGAAGGATAACCCCGAGAATCCCTTTATCGAACTCTACTTCCACTATCTAGGAAACAAGACACATCTCTCACCACTTTCGTATGGCAATCGTGACCCGATTGCGGAGTTTGCTGACGCCCTTAAGTCAGACCAGACCCGTGACCCGAAGGAGCGTTATGCTGAGGCTCGTCCGTTCATGCCGAAGCTCCGTACCTACATTCCTATCATCGTTCGTGGTGAAGAGGATAAGGGTGTTCGCTTCTATTCGTTCGGCAAGACGGTCTATCAGGAACTTCTTTCGTATATCTCTGACCCCGATTATGGTGATATCACCGACCCCAAGACTGGTCGTGACATCGTAGTTGAGTACATCCCGAAGGAGAAGTCGGATACGAATTTCGCCAAGACCTCTGTGAAGGTCAAGCCCGCTCAGACCCCGCTCTCGTCTGATTCTGCTCAGATGAAGCTGTGGATGACTGAGCAGCCTGATATCAAGGAGTTGTACACCGAGCCGACCTACAATGAGCTGAAGGTCACGCTTGAGAAGTATCTTGACCCTGATAATTCGGTCATCACTCCCGCCCGTGAAGCTGAGGCTCCCAAGTCTGAGACTGCCACTACTGCAGCACCAAAGGAGAATGTCAAGAACGCTGTTGATGCGTTTGACGAGCTGTTCAACGATAATTAATTAACCAAAGACACGCTGTGTGCTGGGTAGCCTCAGAACTACCTAGCGCCTGCGTGTTTTGTTACATATAAGGAATCATATGGCAAAAGAAACGAAAACAAAGAAGTCCAGTCCATCGGCAGACAGAGATGAACTGGCACAAGTTATCGCAGATAGCTTGAATAAGTTGTACAAGGATGGACAAGTTGCCTACTTCCTTGATGGTGAAGAGGAAACCCCGACTGATTTGACTGATTTCATTTCAACGGGAAATACGATGTTGGATATCGCAATCAGTAATCGTCCGAATGGTGGTATTGCCGCCGGTCGTATCACTGAATTGACTGGATTGGAAGCATCTGGTAAGTCACTTGTCGGTGCACAACTTATTGCTACTACACAGAAGCGTGGTGGTGTTGCGGTTCTTATTGATACTGAAAACGCGGTGAACGATGAGTTCTTCCAAGCAGTCGGTGTTGATATGAAGAAGCTCGTATATGTTCAACACGATACGGTTGAAGATATCTTTGATTCTATCGTGAACATCATTGAGAAGGTCAGAGCCGCTGCGAAGAAGGATAAGTTAGTTACCATCGTTGTTGACTCTGTTGCCGCCGCTTCAACCAAGACGGAAATGGCAGCTGACTTCAATAAGGATGGATACGCAACTGCGAAGTCCATCATTATCAGTAAGGCAATGAGAAAGATTACGAACCTTCTTGGTCGTGAAAAGATTGCGCTTGTATTCACCAATCAGCTCCGTTTGAAGATGAACGCTCCTGCGTTCTCTGACCCCTACACCACTTCTGGTGGTAAGGCAATCGGATTCCACGCATCCACTCGTATCCGTCTGTCACAGATTGGTAAGTTGAAGGATTCGGCTGGAAACATCATTGGTATCACGACGAAGGCGGTTATCACTAAGAATCGTTTGGGTCCGCCATATCGTGAAGCTGAATTCAATATTTACTTTAATCGTGGTATTGATGATTACAGTAGTTGGTTGGATGTCTTGAAGGAAAACGGCATCATCAAGCAATCTGGTGCATGGTATTCATACAACGATGAGAAGTTCCAAAGTAAGGAATTCCCAGCCTTCCTCGAAGCTGACCAAGAACGGAAGGAAGCTTTGTACGATAAGATTTGTGAAGCACTTATTATGAAGTATGAGAAGGATTTCGACCCATCTGCGGTCAACAAGGAAGCTGCAGAGGATGAGGACGAAGTATCACCATCCAAAAAGCAATTACTAAATGACTGATTTATTGAAGGCGTTTAATGAGATGCAGTTTGACAGTAAGGATACGGGGTACAATTCCCGTGTCCTTATTGTTGACGCACTCAATACATTTATGAGAAGTTATGCAGCTATTCCTACTTTAGATGAAGATGGTAATCATATTGGTGGGATGGCTGGATTTATGAAATCTTTGGGATATGCTGTTAAGACATTCAAACCTACCAGAGTCGTACTCGTCTTTGATGGTAAGGGTGGGTCACAGCGTAGACGAAAGATTTATAAGGACTATAAGGCAAACCGCAAGCCGCCTACTCGTTTGAATCGGCAGTATGATATGACTACCGATGAACAAGAGAAGGAAAATATGAAGTGGCAGTTAGTGTCACTTGTTGAAATGGTTGAATGTTTACCAGTGTCAATTCTTGCTTTGGATAATATTGAAGCAGACGATACAATTGCCTACTTCTCTGAATTGGTTACAAAGAATGGTGGAACCTCTATCATTTATTCAACGGACAAGGACTTTTTACAGATGGTCAGCGAGTCGGTCAAGCTGTATAACCCCGTCAAGAAGAAAACCTTTGATGTTGATGTAGTGTTGGAAACCTATGGTGTACATCCAAGTAACTTTGTATTCTATCGCTCACTTCTTGGAGACAAGAGTGACAATATTGATGGAATCAAGGGTGCTGGTGAAAAGACGGTATTGAAGTACATTCCAGAGTTGGCTGACGCAAATGTTGAAGTCAATTTGGATTTGGTTGAACAGAAATATGCTGATATTAAAAAGAAGCCAAAGCTAGTAGAAAGTATTTTAGACAATACCAGTATAGTAAATAGAAATTTGCAATTAATGAATTTGCACGATGTGGATATTAATGTTGATGCAAAGATGAAAATATTACATAAATACGAAGAGGGTTGCCCACCACTTCGTAAGTCGGACTTGACAAAGCTGATGTTTAAGACTAAGATTATTAGTAGTATACAAAACTACGATGAATGGATTACATTTTCCTTTGGCACTTTAGCGAGATATTATGGTAAATCATAAGCAGTACGATAAGAATGTAGATACGCTGGCAAAGTTCGGACCTAGTTTCCAAGCGAAAGCTGTGGCAGCTATGTTGAACTCTCCAGACTTTGTTGCTCAATCGTTTGATGTTATCAATCCAAACTTCTTTGAATTGGAAGCAAATCAATGGATTGTGGAAACGACCTTAGAGTATTTCAATGACTATAAGGTACTTCCGACTTTGGAAGTCTTTAAGGTTGAAATGAATAAGGCGGTCAAAGACGATACACTTCGTACATCAATCGTAGAATCGCTCCGTGGTATCTTCCAGAAGATGAAGGACAACGATTTGGATTATATTAAGGACAGCTTTGTTGATTTTGCTAAGAATCAAACACTGAAGTCGGCAATTATCAAATCAGTTGACCTGCTTCAAATGGGTCAATATGGTGAAATCAAGACTATTATTGATGGTGCGATGCGAAGTGGTCAACCCAAGACCGTTGGTCACGATTGGAAGAAGGATGTAGAAAAGCGTTTGGCTAAGGACGCTCGTGATACGGTACCTACTGGATGGGATGCTCTTGATTCGCTTATCGGTGGTGGTTTGGCTGGTGGTGAGTTGGGTGTTGTTATCGCTCCGTCTGGTGTGGGTAAGAGTTGGGCGTTGGCAACGATTGGTGCAAACGCTCTACAGAAAGGAAAGAAGGTTGTTCATTATACGCTTGAATTGAATGAAAACTATGTTGGTCTACGATACGATA